TCACCGTGAACTGTTTGCGCTCACGCTCATCAAGTGCATGCCGGACCCGGCCGACCCGAACGAATACATCAACGGGCCGCAGGCCGTGACCGCTCCGCGCGGCGCGGCCAAGAGCGTGATCGCGAGCTTCGCCAGCGTGATTTACAAGATCGCGTTTGGCCTCATCCATTTCCATGTGCAGATATCCGACACCGAGGAACTGGCCGTGGATTTTCTGTCGTTCGTGAAACTGGAATTCGAGGAGAACGACAGGCTCCGGCACGACTTCGGAGACCTGACAGGCAAGAGGAAGTGGAAGGACAGCGACTTCATTACGGGCAACGGCGTGCGGCTTCTTGCGCGCGGCCAGGGCCAGCGGGTGCGCGGCCTGCGGTTTGGCCCGCACCGGCCGGACTCCGTGGTTCTGGACGATTACGAAAACGACAAACAGCAGAACAACCCGCGCATTCTGGAAGAAAAAGAAAGATGGATTAAAGAAGCCGTGATCCCGGCGCTGGACCCGGACGGGTGGTACCTGCACTATGTGGGCACGCTGCTGTCGAGCATCTGCGTGCTGGCGCGGTTCGCGGACCGGGACAAGAATCCGGACTGGCAATCGCACAACTTCGCGGCTCTTGCGGATGCGGACGGGAGCGCCGCTGACATTGGCCGCGCGCTCACGGACGACGCGTACCGGGCCGGGCTGCAAAGTTTCTGGCCCGAGCGGTTCACCGCGGGATACCTGCTCAAGCTGCTGCGCAACATCGGCGCGGCCGCATTCAACCAGGAATACATGGGCGTGGTCACGGACGCGGCCACGCAAGTGTTCCGCGAGAAATGGTTCATTCGCGGGGCCGTGGCGCTGTTCATGGAAGACTGCGCGTTCTGCGTGGGCTACATAGACGCCAGCGCCAAGGCCGATGAGCACCACGATTTCAAGGCGCAGGTGGTGCTTGGCTGGAACCCCAAAGAGGGCAGGTACGGGATCGTGCACGCGCCCATCCGCCACTGCACCTACAACGAAATGATGGAAGACACATACAAGGCGCACCTGAAATTCAATGTTCTGCAATGGGGCATGGAGGATGTGGTTTTTACAAATGTGTTCGCGCCCCTGTACCACTATTTCGGGATCGAAAAAGGGTTTCTGATTCCCATCGAGTACCGCACCGGGATTGGCAACAAAGAGGCGCGCATCAAGATCATGCAGCCGTTGCTGGAGCAGGAGCGGTTCATATTTTGCGACGACGCCGAAGGCATAGATTTGCTGCGGTACCAGATGAAATATTTTCCGAACAAAAATGTAAACGACGACGGGCCTGACGCGCTTGAGGGCGCATACTGGCTTGCCGTGAAACTGGGCGCCGTGATAGGCGGGCACCCTGACGGCCTCGGGCTTTTCACCAGCGGCGACCGCCGCGGCGGGCTGAACGCCTACGAGGCCAGGGAGTGGCGGCGAACAGGAAAAGAAAAAGATTTTCTGGACCACCAATACAGGCGCACAGCGGGGTATTGCTGAATGGGCAAAAAGAAAAAACAGCGCACGGCGGACTTTGCGGACGGAGCGAAAGCGCCGCCGCGGCCCGAAGCGGCCGAGGTGTCGAGCGCGCGCCTCGATTACGAACTGTTCTCAAACTACCTGGCCTACATCGAGAACCCGAACAAACTGCTTGCGCCCGGCGCCGCGTCCATCCAGGGCCAGAGCCTTTACGCGGACATGATGACAGACCCGCACATTTACAGTGTGGCGCAGACGCGGGCCTTGAGCGTTGCGAGCCGGGACTGGGCGGTGAAGCCAAGCCGCAAAACCGGAGACGCCAAAGCCGCGGAATTCGTGCAGGACGCGCTCACGCCCGTGCTGACATTCGGCGCGGTCAAGGAGCTGCTGACAGCCATCCCGCGCGGGTACGCAGTGAGCGAAGTTTTGTGGGACCGTGGCACGGCCCTGCCCGTGCGGCTGCTCGGGCGCAGGCCCGAGCGGTTCGTGTTCGACATAGACGGCAACCTGCGGCTGCTCACAAAGAACAGCATGCACGGCGAGATCATGCCGCCGCACAAATTCATCGTGCACACATTCGACGGTCTGTACGGCAACCGCTACGGCAGCGCTGCGCTGAACTCCGTGTACTGGTTCTGGTGGTTCAAAAAGCACGCCTTCAAATTCTGGGTGATCTTCGCGGACAAGTTCGGCAACCCGACCGTTCGCGGCAAATACAAAATGACGGCCAGCAAGGAAGACAAGGACAACCTGCTGAACGCCATCCGGCATTTGCAGAACGACACGGCATTCGTGATCCGCGAGGACATGGAGGTTGACCTGCTGGAGGCGCAGCGGTACGGCACAACGAACACATACAAGGAGCTGAAGGACGCGTGCAACGGCGAGATCAGCAAGGCCTATCTCGGGCAAACGCTGACGGTGGAACAGGGCAAGGTGGGAAGTTTCGCTCTGGGCGAGGTTCACAACGAGGTGCGGCACGACCTCATCGAGGCGGACGCGCGCAGCCTTGAGGCCGCCGTCAATGAACTGATTGGATGGATCTGCCATTTTCACGGGATCCAGGACGCACCCTATCTGGAGATAGACACCTCCGCCGAAGCGGATCTCAAGAGCCTTGCCGAGCGGGACTCGATTCTGATGAAGGATTTGGGAGTGCCCGCGCCAAAGTCGTATTTTTACAACACCTACAACATACCCGCGCCTGACTCTGGCGACGACCTGCTCGCGGTTCCGGCGCAGGTTGTGCCCGCGCAAACCCGGCCCGCGCCTGGCGGCGCCCTGGCGTCGTTTTCCGAGTCCGACGCCGCGGACCTTGCGGAGTATCTCTCGAACCGGTTTCACGGCTTGATTGGCGGCGACGGAGCGCCGCTGGCCAACAGGTACGAGCTTGTGCGCGACGCCGTGCGCCAGACCCTCGAAGGCGCTGACGATTACAAGGCCGCGGCCGAGGCCGCCGGCAAGCTGAATATTGCGGCCATGATGCAGCGGCTGATGCTGCCGTACCTCCGCAAGGCGGCGCTGGCAGGCGCGAGCGCGGCCGCGGACATAGTTCTGCTGCGCCGCATTGGCGGCAGCGGCGCCGTGGACTTCGCGGACACGGAGTTCGGGTTCGACTGGGCCAAAGGGCTTGCGCCCGAAGAGGCGATGGCCTGGTGGTCTGAAAAGATTCCGGCCACGGCGGCGCAGCTCGAGAAGCTCGAAGCCGCGGCCATCGAGCAGGCGTTCACCGTGGGCGGCCTGGAATCCGAATATCTGACAGGCAAGCTCCATGAACTGATCGGAGAAGCCCTGGAAAAGGGAACGCCCTACGGCGAGTGGTTCGCGCAGGTTGACGGCGTGTTCCGCGCCGCGGGCGTGGACCCCATGAAGCCCTGGCGCCTGGAGACCGTGCTGCGCACGAACATGGCCAGCGCGTACAACCAGGGCGCCAAGGCTGTTCTGGACGACGAACGGATCGCCGCGGAGTTTCCCGGATACACGCATGTGACCGCCGGGGATTCGGAGGTGCGGCCGGAGCACGCGCAATGGGACGGGTTCACCGCGCCGCGCGAGCACCCGCACTGGCAAAGTTTCTTTATTGACTGGTCGAGCGATCGGTACAACTGCCGGTGCGTGTTCATCCCGGCCACGCAGGCCGAGATAGACGCCTGGAACGCCGGAGGGGCGTGACGCGCCGTGCGCCTCTCTCGCGGACGAACGGGCGTTCAAACGAACATCGGGCCGCGGTGGGCCGTAAAAATGCAAATTGAACGGGTTTGAACAGCGATTACGGCATCCGGGCGACGGCGCGGAACCCGGAAAACGGGATCGGAGAGATGAAATGAGCATCGAAAACAAATGGATCGCGGTTTTCCGGGCAGGCGATTATCGCGGGCACGGCAAGGGGAACTGGCCCGTGGAAACGCTGCGTGCGGTTGCGGACAGCTACGACCCGTCCTTTCACGAGGCGCCCATCGTAATAGACCACAAAGAGGAGTTCGGGGCGTTCGGCTGGGGCGCGGCGCTCAAGGTGGAGGGCGATCTGCTGTTTGCGCGGCCGCGGCAGGTGGAGCCGCAGTTCGACGAAGCCGTGAGCGCCGGGCGGTTCAAGAAGCGCTCCTGCCGTTTTTACTTTGACCTCGAAGGCCGGGGGCCGTATTTGCGGCACATCTCATGGCTCGGGGGCAAGCCGCCCCAGGTCAAGGGCCTGCCGGACCCGGAGTTCCGCGAGCACGCGGACGACGCCAACTGCGTAACCGTCAGCTTCGACGAAGCCGACTTACAGAATTTTGACGAAAGGAGTGAGCCTATGAGTCTCACTGTCGAGCAGGTGCAGAAACTGATCGCGGACTCGCACAAGGAAACGGACGAACGGCTGGGCAGGATCGAAAAGCAGTTCGCCGATTTCTCGGAAGAGGCGAACAAAGCGATCGCGGCGCTGGCCGAAACGGCCAATGCCGGGAAAGACGCCCAAGCGGCGCAGGCCGCCGGAGGCAACAAGGAGGTTGCGGATTTCAGCGAGGAAATCGCGCAGCTCCGCAAGGACCTGGCCGCGGCCCAGGCCGTGGGCAAGGCCGCCACGGATGAGCTTACCAGGAACCGCATGGTCTCGTTCTGCGACGGCCTGGTCAAGGAGGGGCGCATGCTGCCGCACGAGGCTGGCGGCACCGTGTCCACGCTGCTGGCCCTGGACGACGCCGCGGCCACGATTGACTTCAGCGAAGGCGGCAAGACCGAAAAGGTCACGGCGCGCGCGCAGTTCATGCGCACGCTGGCCAGGCGGCCGGTGATCGGGCCGGAGACCCGCGAGCTGGCGGGCGGCGCGGGCGGCGGCGTGGACTTCGCCGAGAAGGCCGCGGCCGAGTATTACGACACGCACGCCAAGGACATGAAGGTGTCGCGCGAGTGGTACCTGGCGCAGGCAAGAGCCGGGCGCATCACGCCGCCCGGAAAGTAACGAGCAAAAATCAACCCGACACGGGAAGGAGTGACGAAACACCATGACAGCCACAACGCAGGACCGGAACACCCCGAACAAAAATGTGACCAAGCGGCGCGCGCACCCCGTGGCCGCGAACGAAGTGATCCCCGCGGGCGTGGGCGTTGGAGTGAAAAGCGGCTACGCGGTGAACGCCCAGGACGCCGCGGGCGTGAAAACCGTGGGCGTGTCCATCGAGGGCGTGGACAACACGGGCGGCGGCGACGGCGACAAGTTCGTCGTGGTGCACGCGGACGGGGACCACGAGTTCGCCAGCGTTGGCCTGGCCAAGACGGACCTGGGTCTGAAAGCGTACTGGGCAGACAACCAGACCGTGCTGCCGTCCGCGGGCCTGGCCAGCGGCTCGAACGCGATCCTGGCGGGCGAGTTCGCGGAGATCATTTCCGCGACGCGCGCCATTCTGGACATTGACGACGCCGTGAAAACCGGCTCGTGACGACAACCCGGGCCAAGCCCGGCATGACGGAAACGAAGGAGTGAGACAATGCCTTTAAGCGTGAAACGCGAAAATTTGAGGATCCTGCCCCTGGAGAGCTACGACCGCGTGGCCAAAAACCAGGCGCACCTGAAGCTGTGCACGCTTGTGCCCAGCCCGGAGAGCCGCATCTTGAAGATGGGTTTTCTGCGCAACACACCCGGCCTGTCGCTGATCAAGGACACGCCCCTGGTGTACCGTGTGAGCGACGACGAGCACATCGCCACATGCCAGCAGTTCGGCGAGGCCATCGCCGTGGGCCGCAAGGAGCTTGAGGAATCGGCCACGGCCTCCAAGGAAATGCTGCTTCGCAAGATGGGCAACGACGCGGCCGTGCACCCGAGCGAACTCATGTGGGCCGCTCTGAACAACGGCGAGACCGACCTGTGCTACGACGGCCAGCCCCTGTTCGACGACAGCCATCCGAGCGGCGTGGCCGGCGTGGTGAACGACAACCTGCTGGGCGGCACGGGCACCAGCTACGCGCAACTCGCCGCGGACTGGGATTCCGCGTGCGAGGCCATGCAGGGTTTCCGGTTCGGACTCACCAACGCCGCCGACACCCGCACCCTGGACATGAAGCCCAACGCCGTGGCCTGCCCGCCCGCGCTCGAGCGCAAGCTCAAGAAGCTGTTCACAGCGGAGCTTCTGGATTTCGGCTCCGGTCCGGAGAGCAACAGCTACGCCGGAGAAATTGACCCGAAGAACATCTTCGCGTCCTCGAAACTCACGGACGCGGACGACTGGTTTCCCATGTACATCGGGGACACGGGCGACGGCGCCGAGAACGACCAGATCAGGCCGCTGCTGTATGTGGAGAACGAGGCGTTCACCACGCGCATCAAGGACGAGAACTCGGACCACTTCGTGGACTTCGACGAATATGTCTATGTGGGCCGCGGGTACTGGACCGTGGTTCCGGGCGCCTGGTACCACATCATCAAGATCAAGAACTGAACCCTGGAATGGGCCGCGCTCACGGGGGGGCGGGGCCGCAAGCGCCCCGCCCCCTTTCAGCCCATTCACATTCTGACGAAAGAAGACGGCCATGAGATACAAAGTGAAAGTGAGAGGCTCGCACCCGAGCGGGCGCTACAGCCGCGGCGGATTTCAGTTCGGCCCCGCGCCCGTGACGCTGACCGGAGAGCAGATGACGGACCGCATTCTGAACGACCCGTGGCTCGATGTCACGCCCGAGGAAACCGCGGCGCCGGGCGCGGAAGAGGAAACGCTCAAGGGCATGACCGTGGCGCAGCTCAAGGAGTTTGCGCAGTACGGCGGCATCGCGCTGACGGCCTCGAAGAAAGACGCGATCATTGCGGAAATTCTGGCCGCTGGCGGCGCGGGCGCGGCCGCCGCAGAGGAGTAACCGCACATGACAGCCACGGCCACGCCCGAGCACTACAGGATATCCGAATCTCTGCTGCCTCTGTGGCGGAGCAACTGGCGCGCGAACTGGCCGCGCGCTGCGCGGCTGAACGGCGTGCGCCGCTGGTTCGGCATGTTCCAGGGCCGGGCTGTTCCTGCGGTGGTTGTGAACGCAGGGCCTAGCCTGGAGAGCGATCTGCCAGAACTGAACGAGCGCCAGGGCGAGTTTCTGGTGATTGCCGTGGACGCGGCCCTGGACCGGTGCCTGAACTTCGGCGTAACGCCGGACCTGACGGTGACATGCGACCCGCAGGCGCACACGGCCGGGTTCTTCGAGAACTACCGGCCGCACAGGGACCTGGTGGCGCTGTGCGCAAACCAGGATCCTGGCCTGGTGGGCCTGTTCGAGCCTGACGACATGGCGCTGTACACCGAGGATGTGAGCGCGGATCCGGACAACCCGGCGTGGACGGGTTTCTGGCGCGAGATCGAGGCCCGCTATTTCCACGGGGCGCGCCACTACTTCGGCGCGATCGCGCCCGGCGGCACCGTGGGCTGGGCGGCGATGATGCTGGCGACGGTCATGGGCGCCAACCCGGTGATCTTCGCGGGCCTGGACCTGTGCTTCCCGCTCGATGAAAAGCGGCCTGCGCACGAGACCGTGACCGAGACGCGCGACATGCACGGGCGCGCCGCGGCCACCTGCGGGGCATACGCGCAGAGCCTGCTGGCCTATCGCATGTGGTTCGAGCGCTGGAATGAAACCCGGTACATCAACGCCACGGGCGCGGGCCTGCTGGGCGAACAGAAGGGTTTGCGGGTCATGGACTTCGCGCGGGTCTGCGAATACCACGCCGGGCCGCGCGTGGATTACGCGTTCCAGTTGCGTAAAAGGATGAAGCGCGTAGCGAGTAGCGTGTAGCGCAGGGAAAAGCAAAATCAAAGTCAAAAGGCGGATCACGAATGCACACGAATAAAACCAGAATGCACACGAACTGGTCTTCGTGCCTATAGGCTTTTGATTCGCGCCGGTTCGCGATCCCGGTTGTGACTTTTGCCTTTGCCTTGCCGGAAGACGGAAGACGGAGGACTGACATGCCTTACTGCACGCAAGCTGACATCGAGGCCGCGCTTGGCGGGGCCGCCAGGCTGGTGAAGCTGGCGGACTTTGACGGCGACGGCGACGCCGACGCCGCAGTGGTGGCCGCGGCCATCGCCTATGCGGACGGCATTATCAACACATATCTGGCGCCAAAATACACGGTGCCCGTGACCGATGCCGAGGCCCTGACCGCTCTGGCGCCGCACGCCACGGCTCTGGCCGTGTACAGGCTGTCCCGCAACAAGGGCTTCAAGGCCGAGGACGAAAAGGCCGACCACGACGCGAGCATCAGGTTTCTGCGCGACCTGGCTGCTGGCCGCGGCGCGCTGGGCAGCACCTCGGCGCCCGCGGCCCAGGCCGCGGACAACGGCGTGCAGAGCACGCACTCGGCGGCCAGCAGATTCAGGGACAGCCTGGACGGGTTCTGAAAGAAAAGGAAACCGCGGAGACGCGGAGGCGCGGAGCAAAAAATGAGCGGATTCAAATTCACGGTGACGATGGACCCGCCAACGGGCGCGGCCAAGCGGCTGAACGAGATGGCCGAACGCGCTGGCGCCAAGAGCGCGCCCATGAAGCTTGTCGCCGCGCAGCAGATGCGCAGCCTGGCCAAAACCTTCAGAGAGGAAGGGCAGGAAACGGACTGGGAAAAGAGCGGGCGCGCGACCATGAAAGGCGGCAAAACCCTCACGCTCACCCGGCGCCTGTACCGCAGCATCCAGTTCCGGGTCACGGGAGACAAGCTTCAAATAGGAACATCCGACAAGCGCGCGCGCCTGCTCTGGCGCGGCGGCACGGTGCGGCCAAAACGCGCCAAGGCCCTGGCCATTCCGGTGGACGAAAGAATCAACCGCGCGCCGCGCGAATATGAGAACACTTTCATGCTCAAAACGAAGACCGGAAAATCCGTGGGAATCATCATGCAGAAAATCGGAAAAACGAAACTCAAACCCCTGTTCGTGCTGCGCAAACAGGTCACGATAAAGGGGAGGAAATACATCGAGGTCACGGCCGCGGACCGCGCGTTTCACAAAAAGAAACTCGGCGAATTCTACACCGGGGAAAAATGAGAAAGGCCGGGGATCCAGGGAACCGGGAAAAGCAAAGGCAAAGGCAATGATAACCACAGAGACCACAGAGGGACACAGGGCGCGGCCTGCGGCCGCAAAAAAGCGGGGTTTCTCCGTGGACTCCGTTGCTCTGTGTTCTCCGTGGTAATCTTTGCTTTTCTTTTGCCTTTGACTTACCGGGAGACGGGAGACGGACAATGAGCCGCCCAACCATAGCAGACATCGAGGCCGCGCTCATAGAGGCCTTGCAGGACAGCACGGCGCTGGACTTCGTGCCCGACGACCAGATCGTATCGTTCGGGGACAAGCCGGACACAGTGGACTTCGAGCGCGCGGCGCTGGGTCTGCCGGCCATTCTTGTGGTGTACTCCGGCAGCGTGAGCGATTCCGAGGAGGCGCGCCGGAGCGCGGCGAACATCAAGCAGTGGGCGCTGTATGTGTGCGCGGAAAGCCTGGCCGGAGAGGCGGACGCGCGCACCGCGGAACAGGGGGCCTACGCCATGCTGGACGGGATATTCGACACTCTCCAGGACAACGACCTGGGCCTGGCCGGCTTAAGCCCGTTCGAGCATGTGCGCGACGAGCGGCTGGAAGCGGACGAAACGGCAATCATTTACGGCACGGCGTTCGCCGCGGCCGCGGTTCTTTAAGCACACAAGGAAAGGAGTTGCAGACCATGAAATACCGGCTCAAGAAAAACGCGCAGCCGTTCACGGTGATCGAGGGCGAGTGCGCGGGGGTGAGCTTCAGGCACGGCGTGGCGTACGGCGCCGTGCCGCAGCGGAACAAAAAGGATTTTGACGCCATCCCGGACCCTCCGCCCGAGGCGGACAAGAAGCCATCGGCCGTGAAGCCCGCGGCCGCGGAGAAAGCAGGTGACAAGAAATGAGCGTTCCGAATTTCGTAACCAAAAACTCGTGGGTGGCGGCCAGCGCCAACAGCAAGGAGTCCGCGCTGAACACGGCGCAAACCCTGGACACTTCGTTTTTGTTCAACATCGGGTCCGTGCCCAACCTGGAGCCGCTGCGCGAAAGCAACGCGGACGAAATGACCGGCAAGGAAGAGGCCGATGTGATGTACGACCTGGGCATGCGCGCCGGGTTCAACCTGGAAACCGAAAAGATGCAGGCGCAGCACATGGCGTTTCTTGCGGCATACGCCCTGGGAGACGTGAGCACGGCCAATGTGGGCGTGGCTGGCAAGAAGCACACCATCACGCCCACCGCAGACCAGTTCCCGCCGACATTCACACTGGCCGCGCGCTACGGCGGCAACATCGCCAAGCGCCGCCTGGTGAGCTGCTGCGTGGACAGCCTGAACCTTTCGTTTGACAACAACGCGTTCATCAAGCTGACCGCGCAGATCAAGGGCACGGGCAAGTACGACAAGGACCTGCCCGCCACGGAGACGGTGAGCGCGGCCGGCAGCGCACCGAGTCTCACGGTGGCCTCGGCCGTGCTGGACGACCTG